CCACCAGAATATGGTGAAGTTGTTGCTTTGATTGTCGTGTCATATACTGTATCTAAGAACGCATCGAATGTAATGTCGGACAACGTAGATATCGGAGTAGATTCGTAATCCGACAACAATGCATCGCCATAAATTCTAAATCTGAATCCGTGTCCGTCTTGTCTGACAACAATTTCTCTGTCAACAGACAGGTTGTTCAACTCTGTAGTTGTTGCAGGAATTATCTTAATGTATTCTTGATACTGTTTAGGTTGTGAATTGTATATTGAATCAAACGTTGATGTTTCGTATGTTGTTGATATGCCTTCATAGATACTCTGCGGCAACAAATCAGTGAATGTTTGATCGGATACTTCAGCTATGCCAACATCACCCAAATTATTTCTGTATAAGTAAATTAGATTTTCGGCTGATGCAACTGATTGCGGAACTGCCGCAGAAAATACAACAAACGCCTCAACGTTTATGTCAACTAAACTTGATGGCGATACAATATATTCATCAAAAAATGTATTTGCATATGTTACAATAGGAAGTTCAGCAAACTCAGATAATAAAACTGAGCCATACTTCTTCAACGTAATTGCATGATTTGTTAATACATACTCTTTACTGATGTTCAGAGATGATGTTTCAACAACTAATACAGGCAACTCACGTTGCATTTCAGTTGACATAGATATGCCAACATCATTGAGTGTAAGGAAGATTGGTATTTCAGTATCAATGTCCAAATTCTCAGTAACAATAATAGATTCTAAAACGGGTATTGTTCCGCTAACAGCAAATGTTTCGTATTTGAGTCTTGTTGTTGTTGATAGCGTAGAAACATCAATCGTATTGTCGATGAATAGATTGAGTAGAGACTGGTACGCTGGATTCTCAAAATACAAATCGCTAAATCTTACGTCTTGCAAAACAGAAATTGGTGTTGAGCCAAAGTCATCACCATAGACACCACCTGTTGAAACTATCGGCAAATCGCCATATGTATTTTGGCCATATCCAGGAACAATATCAAATTTCGAAACAACAAATTTTGTTGCAGGCAGTGCCGTAGAAGATGAAGTAACATCCAACTCAAATGGAGTCTGAATAACAAACGAATGTCTGATATCGCCCTGATTAATTACAACACCAACATCCGTGATTCCCGTTTCGTCATCGCCTTCAGGAACCAAGTGTATAACATACTCTTGAACATCAAGTAAGTTTGTGCTAATGTTGACAACAGGCGGCTCAACTTTTACAGTCCAATTAATACTAGAATATTCATACTCTGCACCAACTGTAAGTTGTGTGAATATCTGAACAAGCATTCTTCGAATATTTTCAGCATTCACTAATGATGTAGAAATATCAATGTTGTTGAGAATCTGAATTTCACCAAAGTAAATCAAACCAGCAGGGTGAATGATTGACTTCAGCGTGTCTGAGTATGTTTGGAATGTTAATCCACTCTTAATAACGTAAGAGTAGTCTTGATAGAAAAATGAGTCTTGAATAATCTTATAATCAATTTTACCATCATCGCCTACAAAAAAGCCTTCTCTGACACCAAGACCTGAAATGGTAGGCACTAGATTTGCATTGCCGTCACCAATTGTATTTGCAATTGCATTTGCTGTAGTGTAGTTGATACCAAAATTTGTAATCTCAACTGCACGAATTGAGCCAATACCTGTAATGTTATTAGATGTGTCAACTGTGACGTTTGCGCTCTTACCTTGAATGTTTGTTGCAATCAAGTTTGCGCTAGAACCAGTTGTTGTATTAACAGTGATTGTTGGTAAATTTGCTGAAGTGTAGCCAGTACCAAAATTAGTCAACTCGATGCGCTTAATTGCGCCAAGCACAGCCCAATCTTCATTCTTAATAATGTCATCGTAGCTTCCGTCAGCTAACATTTGTTGACCATCTTCAAAGAGAAGGTCGTATGTCGTAGATTCTACAACCGAAGCAATTCGCCCAGCCGCATTCGCACCAGCGCCACCAGTAAAGTTAAGAGTATTTCCAACGCCGTAGTTAGAACCAGCATTGCTAATAGTAATTAATTTATCAGACAACAAACCCAAAGATGTGATTGTAGTGTCTTGTAATGTGATTGTCGGCTTCTTGAAATAACCTTCGCCTCTATTGATGATAGATACTTTAGAAATTTCACCAACATTAAATGTATTTGCGCCAGACGTTACTGTATATGTGTTTGCTAGTTCAGTGACTCTTATGATGAGTCCTGATCCGCCAGTTCCCGAATTATCAATTGTTGCATTTGTATTTAATTGATATCCTTGTCCAACTGTGTTAACTGTCAACGCAGTAATCGGAGACTCTTTAATAGAAGACACTCTAGCTTGTGCTTCAGAACCATCGCCAGTTGTCGTGATAACATCACCAACTTCGTAGCCTGATCCGCCATCAATAATTGTTATGCCAGCAATAATACCATAAATTGATGTGGTTAAGTTCGTGTCGTTAATGTCTTCAATGTCTTCATTGGCAAGGAATGTACCGCTGGCAAGTTTCAAAGTCATCTCAGCGACTTCAATTGATCCTATGAAGAATTTTTTAATGTCAACTACGTTAGCAAGAAAGCCTGAAGTTTTACCACGAATTGTTTTGTTTAGAAATAAAAATATATCTCTATTGAATTGATTGCCTAAAGCATTTATACCAAATGCTGATGCTTCTGTTCGAATGATCTGAGTCTTTTCGAAATTACCATCAGACACACGCAGAACATCTTCGCCTGGATAATAAAACTCTACGTTTTCGTTGTATAATAACTTGAAAAGAAATCGATATGAATCTTCGTTACTTTTAGATTGAAAAAATTCTTTAAACTTTAAAGCAACATTTCTTTTGTCGCCGTTGAATGTAATCGGAATACTAGGAAATAATTCATCTTTCAAATACCCAATGTAGTCATCAATGGATGTTTCAATATTACGATAGTCTAATATTTTTCCTGTCTTACGTATAACGTTATCTCGAACAACAGTTACAGTTGCGGTTGCTCCAGATGTTTGTCCAGTTACAGTTTCCAATAAATTGAATGGTGTTCTGGTATCAACTTGTACAATCAATTCACCAGCAACAACTTCTTTAACAATTGCTGTTGCGCCACCAGCAGAAATAATAGTTTCGCCACGAACGAATGTTCCGACTGTGCTTATTATTTCTATTTTGGTAGTTTGCATCCATTCATAGTATGCTTTCATAAACAACAAAAACTTTTCGGACTCGACAGCCATGTCGCCCGAAAGTATTGTGTCTATGCCAAATGATGGCTTGAATTTAGATTCTGACATTTTTATGCGGTATATCTATTGACTAAGCTAATTGAGTTATCATCAACCACACTAACTGAAATGTCTTCATCTCGAATAGAAATGATTTGACCTCTTAATGGAAGTATGTCTTTGTTTTGTGGAAATGCAGTTATCTTTAATGTTGTACCACCATCATTGAATGCAGTTGGTGCAAAGTTTGTTAGAATAACTTTACCTGTTTCATAATTAATATTTCCTGCGTTAACAGAAACAGGAATGTTTTCGATACCCAAAACTCTATAGATACGAATTATACCGTTGTTGTCTTCTAGAAAACAGTTTGAAAAACCACCAAATGTGAATGCGTTTGATGTTATTTTATTACCTACACCACTTGGTTGTGTTGATGGTCTATTGTTTGTTGCATTGTCGATTGCATTAGAGAAATTGATTTCATATCGTGTACCAACGCCCAATTGAACGTCAAGTTCTTTTCTCATTTGTGCTGTTAACACGTTACTTAAAATAGAACGTTCTGCAACATCAATCAATCTCGATAGTTTAGAATATCTAAAATAAGTGCCAAACGTATCAATTTCTGTATCGTTATAATTTTTTATGGTGTCTGTAATTAAACCCGAGATTGTATCTGCCGAAAGTGATGTTTTCTTTGCATCATAGTTTACCACACTTGATATAGTAACGTATAGAAACTCTGGGTCAACAATCTCAGTTTGTACTGTTAGAATTTTCTTAGGATTAATTACCGAAGTAATTAAGTTTTGTTTTTCCGTTGCAGTCAATACAGAACCTGTTGTCGGTTTGATTGCAATGAATACTTTTCCGTATGTAGGCGGATCATTGTCTTCACCACCCCATACAACAACTGAGTCTACAGTTGGTTGCGCTAACAACAATGATCTGTAGTCTTCGGCAGTAACTGCACGATTTTGTGCTTCATATGATTTTGGAGCATTGAATTTAATTTGTGCTACGGATTCTCTAGCTGAACCACCAGATGCTGGACTAGATGCAGTAAAAGTTGCAGCCGTAACGTTTGTAATTGTGTCTGAATATGTCAGTGCGTTAATGTCATTTGCAAGTGCGCCATTAGACACTAGGTATCGAATGACTAGAATGTTTCCGTTGCTTAATGCTGTGCCAAAGACACCATCACCAAACTTCAATTCGTACAGTCCATCTTCAGCTTCTTGTAAGAAGTACACCAATGATGTTGAGTCAATTTCAACCAAATTTTCTGATGGCGTAAATGTTCTTGTTGTACTGTCTACAGCAGAGTTTAAGACTGTTACATTTAATGTTGTGGTGTCTACTCTTGAGTTTGGAATCAAAAATCTTTGATCCGCATCGGCAGTCACAACAGTATATCGTGTTGTGATAAGTGTGCCTTCTTTGAGTGTGATAGTATCAGAAAACACACCAGCGTTTGAGAAGATTGTTTTTGAATTGACGTTTAAGAATTTATACGCAACTCCGTCAATTGAGCCATTGAATTCTGTGAACTCTGGAATAGTAATGCTAGATGGCGCATTAGCAACTGTGAGTGCCAGTGTACCTGTGATAGATGCTGAAGATGTTGAACGAGGAACATAATTCAACGAATTTGCTAAGTTAACAACTGAATTTCTTTTTTGTGCTGTTGAGAGAAACGCCTCAGACGCTACCATGTTTAGATAGAACGAATTGTAGTAGGTGTTGTATGCCAACATATCCAGAAGAACCGAAATACCAGCACCATCAAAGTTGTAATCTCTGAATTGATCCTGTGCTTGCAAGTATCTTTTGAAGTTAGTTTTAATACCTTCAAAGTTGAGTTCATCTACTCTTAAATTATTGTCTATGGCCATTTTATGCCGCCCTCGTTAACGATGTTGATATAGAACCGGCTCTATTGATGTTTTTTATAATATAAGATATGTTTAATTCGATTGCATTTTCTTCAAATGTGATATCAACTTCACTGACAGAAACTCTAGGTTCATTTTTGCCGATTGCTTCAATTATTTCTTTTCGCAGATTGTATTCAGTAAATCCTGGTTCGTAGCTAAACAAGTAATCGCCGATATCGCATCCATACTGAGGATTAAAGGGTCGTGTGCCCTTCTTTGTTCTAATCAAATTCATCAACGATCTTTTGATTGCCGTTTCATTTATGATCGGTCGAATGTCTCCACTCACCGGATGGGGAGTGAAGTCTAGAGATAAGTCTTTGTAGAATGCGATTTCTGCCATTTTTTTCTTTTATTTATGTTGTTTGTTCTGCCGTTTTGGAGTCCTGAATTTCTTTTCTTCGTTCTTTTGCGACTTTTGTGAACTCAGCCAACGCTTTTCTGGCTCTTGTTCCTGCTGATTTGTTCTTTTTGTTCTCAAATTTGTCATTCTCTGCGAGATATGATTCAAATAAATTTACTAAGTTTTCGTGATTCGTCATTATTATTTCCTTATAAAGTATTGACATTTGCTTGACAGTGTGTTATATTACTGTGTAGACTGTGATTTTAGATATATTAAGCCTCAAGTGCAGGAAGAGTCTTTGCAACAGCAATTTCGGCGTCTTGCAGTATGTTCTTTTCTTCGAGTGCTTCTATTCTAAGAATTAATTCTGTGAGGGTTGTATCGTAAAGACTGTCTCGTAAGGTTAAATCTGTGTTTGAACTGATTGTGACATTATTTCCAGTTAAAATTAAATCCGCATTCGAATTTATTGTAGAATTTTTTGCGTTTAGCACCAAGTTTTTGTCTGTTTCAATCGTGATGTTGCTGTTTGCTGTTTGCCATACAATATCGCTTCTATTCGTAACAGTCGCAAAGTTTCTTATTGTGCTTGATTCTGTGCCAAAGTATTCTAACGCTTCTTCTGGTATTGCAGGAAGATAGCCTAGAATTGCAGGCTCTTGTGCAGATAACGCATCTAGAAAAAACCCAAAGACCCAATCACCCAGTTTCGGTGCACCATACAGATTCGGTGTATTCAAAGGGTGAATAGCTAACGCCCAAGGCAAATCTTCAGTCGGAACTAAATTTGTTTTCTTTGCTGGATGATAACCAAAGCATCTGACTTTACATCTACCGAGTGTGAGTGGATCGTTGATATCCTCAACAATTCCAATCCACCAAATAAAGCCGTCATGCCCAATAAAATTTTTCATAGTTTGTCTAATTCTGATGTGTCTACTGCGCCTGGAGGAACATTGTCTTTAATCCAAGTGAGTAATTGTTTTTTCACATCAAGTTCTTTCTTTGCAGGCTTTCCTGGTTCTTTAAGAGTCAAATACTTAAAGTCTTTAATGACAGGATTGCCTTTCTTGTCTTTGTATGCTTTATTTGTTTTTGGGTCAACAATAAAGATTGTATTCTCTGGATTATTTAGAATGACGTAAATACCGCCTTGTACTGAAGGTGGCATAGCAGTTGTCACTAAGTTATATACAGTCTGTGCCGCACCCGCATGAGTCGCAAGCAGAATGTCTTCTGGCACAACTCTTGCTCTTGATTTGTTATTCTTGATTGCAATCTGATAGTTAGTCAAAACCCACGATACGTGAATGTTCTTTGGCTCATATCCAGCGGCAAATAGTTTTGGCAGAACATCTGTCATGTCTTCAACTTCTTTGAATGTACTGTCAAAAATAAGATTTGGCAATTGCCCTTTTTCAGCGCCAGCAAGCATCAAGTCTAACGTCTTGTTCTTTACGTCAGTCGCACGAATGAGAACGTGTA